TTGTTATACTCTGTTGCACGGGAGGAATCATGAAACCTAAGGTCTATCTGGCTGGCGCTTGTGAGGTCGAGGATACCTGGAGAGCTAGGGCTGCAAAGGCCCTTGATAAGCTAGGCTTCGAGGCTATCAACCCTCTCCGGGGAGAGACTCTGCGTAAGGCAGGCAAGGTTGTAGATACAGACATCGAACCAAAATTACTTGTGACCCGTGACCTCTACGACATGAATCAGGTGAGGCTAAGCGGTGGCCTCTTCATCATGAATCTCAACACCACTTCTGAGGGCCGTAAACCCATTGGCACGCTGATGGAGCTGTGCTGGGCCTATGTACACGGGGTTCCAGTGATAGGCATCGTCGGTAGGGACTGCGCTATTGAGATCAGGAAGCACCCATGGGTGATCGAGTGTGTCACCCATCAGGTCACCTCACTCAGGGCAGCCCTTGAGCTGATCGAAGAGTACTTCTGCTACGATGTGGGTGATGAGTCCCGAGTGGGGGAGGATGAAGATGAACCCAAGGCGGGAGCGGAAAGCAAATGAGTACGGAATGGCATTTCGATATGATCTTCTCAAAAGAGGATGGAGGGGAAATCTCAGAGGAACTGATGGATAAGCTCTTGGACAGTATAATAGATGTCCTTGAGGCTGAAGGCTTTGGCCTGGGAGGTGGATTTCATCCTTGTGAAGCATGTACTGAAGATGCCTGTGGATTCGGTCTAAATTGAAGGCTAAGGTTGTCCACTGCAAGAAGGAGCCTTACACTGTCTACATCGGCAGGCCGAGTAAGTGGGGGAACCCCTACTCCCATAAGCCAGGAGCCATTTCACCTGGCACCACAGTCTATCGAGTGGAGAGCAGAGAGGACGCCGTCCATCTGTATGAGAAGTACATCCGATATCTGTTGGAGGAAGGGCTAATGGAGTGGGCGGAGCTGGAGGAACTGGAAGGTGAGGTGCTAGGTTGCTGGTGCAAACCAAAGGCTTGCCACGGTGATGTCCTGGTGAAGCTACTAGAGGAGCTAGATGATGCCGTACATACGCCCAGAGGATAGACCACGGTTCGATAATGAGATTGATGCTCTCGTTGAAGAAGTCTTAGTAGCTGGGGACATCACTCCAGGGGAAGTCAACTACGTCATGTACACCTTCTTGTTGCGGCTCTTCAAAGCGATCCCCAAGTACAGGACCATCAACATCATAGACGGTGCCCTAGATGACGTGGGCAAGGAACTATACCGCAGACACTTCGGTCCCTATGAGGACCAGGCCATAAAGAGGAATGGGGACATAACATGAGTGGATGTACTGTGGATGAGTGACCACAGGAAGTACAACCTAGAAGAGCTAGGGCTAGAGATGGTGGATGAGTACACCCATCGCCCTGTGCGGAGGACCAAAAGGCTCCGCCTCCCTCGCGCTCAGACAGTGGAGGAGATGGTGGCTGTCTTCCACAGCGTAGCCGAGGTACCTGTAGGGGAGACCGAAGCCTTCGTGGACAGGGTGCGGACTAGCCTGCGGTGGAACCTCATCCAGGAGGAGTGGGAGGAGTTGAAGACAGGATGGAAGGTGCATGAGGACCCGGTAGAGACCCTGGATGCTATCTGTGATTTAGTGTATGTTCTTGTTGGTGCGGCAGTGGAGTTCGGCTGGTCTTTTGACGAAGCACTCAAGCGGGTGCATGAGAGTAACATGAGTAAGCTTACCGGACGCATAAGAGAGCGTGATGACGGTAAGATCTTGAAGGGTAAGGACTTCGTGCCTCCCTTCTTGGAGGACTTGGTATGAGTAAGTCAGTTCGTGTAGAAAGAGATGGAGAGATAGTGGTGGTAGAGCTGAACCCAGACCACTTCACCATCGACCCATCCTGCCTCGACAAGGATCTTTGCAGTTTGGGGAGAGTTATGTTAGACTACGGCGAAGTGGAAGCAGAACTCCGCACAGAGGTGGCTCGCAAGGAGGCTCAAGTGGCAGCCTACTACGCAGCATCAGACTCCTCCCTTCGGCACAAGGCTAAGACAGTTGGGGAAAAGGCCACCGAGAACCAGATCAAGAATACCATTCTACAAGACGAGACCTATCAGGCCCTTCTTGTTGGGCTGAGACAGAGCGAGATGTACCACGGACTCATGCGGTGGGCCATGAATGCCCTGAACCACAAGGGTGACTGTCTCAGAGCTATGGCCTACCGTGAACGACAACTCATGAAGATGGAGACATAGAATGGTTTATGAGATAATGTATAGCTTCGAGGAGGTTTCTAATAACTGCTACGTGGTAGTAGAACTCCTGGAGCGGAGGTTTGGGTTCCTGCCCTTTTGGTTCTTTCCTAAGAGGAAGCACGTAGGGTCACTCTTTGTGGAAAGACCTAAGACTACCTGGGACGAGCCAGTTAGTGATGAGGAGTATGCTATCACGATAAGTAGGAAAACAAAGCAGGTAGTTACCAAGATAGACACAATTTTGAAGGCGATTGAGAGGAGTAGCTAGATGACAATCAAGGGATTTGCTAGGGATGAATCGGCGGGACAGTGTGAGCAAGAACGCCTACAGCGGGAGGCTGAGAGAGCAGAGAGGGGGGGAGTTACCCCCTACACTTGCTTGAAGGGGAAGACCACCCTTCGAGTGCTCCCCCCTTTCAGTGAAGCGGGCGTATGGTACGTCACTTACTGGGAGCATGTACTGAGGGTGGCAGGGAGAACATGGTACTTGACCTGTCCCCGACCTCACGGACGAGTCTGTCCCCTGTGTGATGCAGGAGAGCAGCTCTTTACCACAGACGATGAGGTGCAGCTCAAGCGAGCCGGAGACCTCATGCCGACTGAGCGGTTCTTAGTCAACGGGATAGTCCTGTCTGACCCTGGTAAGACCAGTGCTAAGGACGGACTCAAGCTGGTAAAGCTTCCCAAGATGGCGATGAAAGAGGTCCTTGTCCTAGACAACGACGTTCAAGGTGGATGGGGAGACATCACCAACCTGGAGTCAGGCCATAACATCACGGTCGAGAGGACCGGAGAAGGCCAGAGGAACACCCGCTACGGTGTGCGAGGATTCCCCGAGCGAACGAACATCCTAGTCTCCCTAAAGGAACAGGGAGTGGACATAGATGCGTTGGAACTACATGATCTCCACGCAGTCCTGCCCCCCCGCGACCACGAGGAACTGGTGGCCGTGCTAGAGGGCACCCTGATGAGCGGAAGGTTCCCACAGCAGCAGGGTCAGCCTGCACAGGTGGAGAGCCCTGAGCCGGTGGCGGTCCCCGTGGACGAACAGCCTACGCCACAGGATCATGCCGCAGCAGCCAAGGTGGTGCTCGACAAGGCTTGTGCCTCACCAAAGGCAACGGAAGCCCGAGGCAAGCCAGAGGCAGCGCCCATACAGGTGAGCCCAGAACAGATCGCGGAAGCCCAGAAAATCCTTGAGATGTTCACCCGACAGCAGGCCGTGGCAGTGCCAAAGCCAGTGACTCCCCCTGGAGTCCCGGCCCCTCCCGAGGAGGACTAAGATGCGTAGACCAAAACTGACCGACGATCAGGTCAAGGAGCTGGTAGGGATGTACCTAGCAGGCGACAGCTTGGCTGCGTGCTCTCTTGCATTCGACCGAGCGGTGCCTACCCTCCGTAGGTACCTCCTACAACAGGACATTGTGCTTCGTCCTCCGGGTCGCCCGAAGACGAAGATGGACCCTATCCCTGAGCCAATAGAGCCAGAGGCCCTGTTGGTAGACGAGGGGACCACTGTACCTGAAGACGCACCAGAGGCTCCTCCAGGATGTGTCAATCCTCCAGTTAGAAAGATCTGGGAGTTCTGATGGGTGACGATCCATTCGGCGACTTCATCAATCTATTGAACAAGGATACTAAGGCCCATGCTTCTGAAGCTACAACAGGATTGGATCTAGCGTTGTCCTCACACATACCCTTCGGCATTCCTTCAGGGATACCGCAGTTGGATCTGTCCCTCAAGAGACCTGGGCTACCAGCGGGACGGATCGTGGAATACTATGGCTTCGAGGCTTGTGGTAAGACCACCGCAGCCTTGCAGACCATGGGCTGCTGCCAGAAGATCGGTGGGCTTGTCCACTTCATAGACACGGAGAAGCATTGGGACCCGGTTCGGGCAGCTCAGTGTGGGGTGGACCCTGCTAGGGTGATCATTTCAGAGTGCGACAGCTTGGAGGCTGTGTACCGTACCCTAGAGACCGCCGCTGAGAAGCTGGCTGAGATGAAGTGGAAGCGTCCCTTCCTAGTGGTGGTGGACTCTGCCACCGCAGTCCTCTCGGAGAACGAGTTCGAGAAGGAGATTGGAGAGGAGTATAGGGTAGGCCAGGACGCTAGGACATCTAGGCTGGGTCTGCGGAAGCTGAACTCAGACTTCGCTGACCGTAACATGACCGTGGTCTTTGTGAACCACCTCATCGCAAAGATCGGGCAGAGCTATGGGAAGCAGAGTGTGTCCGCAGGAGGCCACGCCATCAAGTTCTACTCCTCCATCAGGGTGGAGTTCTCTAAGACCCAGAACCTTTTCGACAAGGACAAGGACGGGGCCAAGCACTTCCTCGGTCAGATCACTAAGATGGAGCTGACAAAGAACAAGGTCTCCCACACAGGGATCATGGACTTCAAGGTCCCCTTGGTTGACATCGGCTTCGATACCTACGAAGGACTCTTCGAGGCGTACAAGACGATGGGCCTGATGGAGAAGGTGAACCAGAAGACCTGGCTGTTCAAGCCAGCCGATGTACAGGTGTCTAAGAAGGACTGGAGGATCTTCGTGGAGTCTCAAGGCGGACTCTGGGAAGCGTACAAGAACTTCCTCAAGATCGCACAGGAACGAGAGGACATCAAACCTTACGGAGGAACGAATGGTTGAGCTAGCATTTCAATTTGCTGTCCTCCCAAGTGCATGGAGGCTTGGGTATGGACATGTCCGACTACCAAGTGAGGGGGAGCTGCCTGCTGCCGATGCGTTCAGTTTTTGGCTGATCTTCTTCGGTATCCAGCTAACCTTCTTCTACTCAGAGACCTACAGTTGAGAGCTATCGTCTTCGCTGACCTGCACCTGAACCTCTGGAACTACGGCAGTACCCAGTTGGGGGGGTGGAACTCCCGCCTCCTAGATCAGAGGGATATCCTGACGCAGATCCATGAGTATGCGACGAAGCATCACATCGACAATATCTTCTTTCTAGGTGACCTGTTCCACACGCACCAGATCGTGCAGGCTGAGTGTCTGATGACAGCCTTCAATGGATTCGACATGCTCTGTGAGGACAGGAAGGTCATCATCATCCCTGGGAATCATGACATGGCAGACAAGGATGGGAAGAAGCATACCCTCTCCTTCCTGCGAAGCATAGCGACAGTGATAGAGAGTCCCTCGGTTTTTGAGGTAGACGGTCACACAATCCGAGCCATGCCGTTCACTGAGGATGGAGACAAGTTATCAAACTTTGTCAAGGACACCCAGGAAGGGGACATTCTCTTGCTGCACCAGGGCATCTCGGATGTCCCGGTCAACTCGGCAGGCTTCACCAGGAACGAACTCCTAACCATGGACATGATCCCCAAGCACGCGAAGGCTGCATTCATAGGACACTACCACTCCCGAGCTGCCATCTCTCCTACCGTCTGGATTCCAGGCTCCCCCCTTCAGCTCACTTGGGCTGACAAGGGACAGAATAGAGGGTGGCTGGAG